TGGGTTATTGATTCCTGTAAATGTATAAGAACCTCTTTGTCCCGCCACACCTTGTGATCCCGCTGCACCTGCTGCACCAGTTGGTCCTGCTGGAATTTGAAAATTAAATATTGCTGCTGATGCTGTTCCACCATTTGTAATTGATGCTGCAGTTCCTGCTGAAACAGTTGTGACTGTTCCTACAGAAATAGTTGCGGCAGAACCTGTAGGTCCTGTTGCACCTTGGGGTCCTGGTCTTGAACCAGCGACGGTAACCCATGAGCTACCATTCCATCTTTTTAATGACATTTTATGACCCTCCTATCCTAAAGTATACCAGAATGCTTATTCAAATCCCATCCAGGCTAGAGCTTTTAAATCTTCAAATACTGTTGAATTTGAAGAAATAATATTATTTATGTTAGATGCGGTTACTATTGCTAGCCACTGCCCTTGACTTCTTACATACGCTAGTCCACTTGATGCGTCTGAAGCAACATAGCCATTTGGGGCATTGGGTGGAAAATCTGCAACTGTTGCATAATTAGTAAATGTTAAATCTTTATAGTAACTTGGAGATTCATTTTCATTTATATCTACCCATAATTGAACATTGTCTGGATTAGGGGGAGTAGCTCCAAATTCTACAATTGCCCCATCAAATTCATCTGTGTCAATCCATAGCTCTCCTTCGTAAGAAGGTGTACCTGGCTCATCTGCACTATAGATTAATTCTTGAATTGGTTCAACATTATCAACCCAAAATTCGTACTGAGCTGGATCTGGTGCAACACCGCCAGTAAAGAACTGATTGAACGGCGTATCGATATCATCAACATCAATCCAAAGATCTCCGTTTGCTGTTGCTCCCGTTGGTGGTGCAACCAAGCCAACAAAGAATGTGCTTGGTGGTGCAGTTACGTCTGTTGGAATTAGAGTTAATCCGCCGCCCCCTCCGCCAGAGCCTTGTATATCTTGCCAAAGAAGTCCATCCCAAACCTTTAGCTTGTCTAGAGGCTTATTGTAATAAATTTGTCCGTGTACTGGAGACTCAGGCGGAGAGTCTAATCCAATAATTACACCATTAGTATAAGTATTCTTAGATGTCCATGTATTTGTTGTAGACAAAGAAAGATCTGAAGAGACATATTGCCAAGATGATGTTGATGCTTGCCATACCTTTAATGCTCGTGTTGTGCCGCTTCTAAACTCATCTGTATCAAACCAAAACGCTCCATCTGCTGGAGATGCTGGAGCAGATGCAGACATAATTGCTTTTGAAGGAGGAATAATTGTTTCTAAAATTAAATTATTTGTTGTGTCATCATATGTTGCTGTAATATTAGGATTTAATCCGTGTGTAAACAATGGAGCAATATAGTCTTGAGCTTGCTCTTGTGTCAATTGAGCAGTTACTGCTAGGTTAATTCGATTGGCAACATCGTCATATGTTGCTGTTACATTTGAGTGTCCTGCGTGTGTAAATAAGCTAGCTACTGAGTCTTGTGCCGCTTCAGTAAATCCTGGAAGGTTTGCAGTAGTTATTTCAAAGTTTAATTTACCTGTTGGATCATCATATGTTACAGCAAGTCCAGTTGATTCTGTGTTACCAGAAACCATGCCACCAACGACATCTTGAATTCTTTCATCTGTATCAGCAAGTGCTAAATACGTGCTTGCAGCAGTAGTTATATCTAACTTAGTGGCAAGGGCGGTTGTTATTGTTGTTGCAAAACTAGCATCATTTCCTAAAGCATCTGCAATTTCTTTTAATGTATCCAACACTGCTGGAGCAGAAGCAACTAAGTCAGCAATCTTTTGATTTACATATGCCTGATCAGCAATTACAGATGTATTTACTGCTAGAGTTATTGTATTAGCAACATCATCATAAGTCTTCGTTATTCCATTGCCCGCCGTTAATGATGTGGCAATTGCATCCATAACCTCTTCATCGTCATAGTTTGCGCTTAAACTTAATGTAGCATTAGTATCATTATATGAGACAGTTATGTTGTAGTGGGTTCCATCTGTAATTAGCTTTGCAGCTACATCTTGGACTCTTTCATCAATATCTAATTGTGATTGTGGAACAAAGCCATTTTCATCAAGCTCTGCAACTCCGTCTGCATTTCCTAGAATAGAAAGAGGGATATATGTTGTAGATGCTGTATTGCTTAGTCCAGATACTGCTGTATCTACATATGACTTTGAAGCCATTGTGTTTGTATTAGTCCATAGGCCTGTTGTTGCGTTATATATTAAAACTTCGCCTGTAGCAGGAGCAGTAATTGAAACATTATGTAGCTCTTCTAGTTCAAATCCATTTTGAACCTTAACAAAGATTTCTCCTTGGTTTGCATGTGCCCGTGTAACTATACCAATAAATACTAAGTGATTTGGAGCCTTTGGTTTATTTACTAATCCATATATTAGTGTTCCTGTAGGTCCAAGCCAAACTGGATCTCCATCTGCCGCTGTTGAAGTATCTAAGCCATCAAGTAGGCCTTCTGTGACAACAAACCCATTTCCATTTGTAGACAAGTTTTGAGCAATAAGACCCATGGTCTTTGAAGATGCTGACTCTGTTGCATAGCCAGCTTTTGATACAACAATGTTTGTTCCATTAGCAGAACTTACATATACTGGCTGTCCTTTTGTTAGTGCTTCTGATGCACATACTGTATGCTTTAATACAGATGTGTAATTTGCTGATGGAGCATTTGAAACAGTTAAAACAAGTTTATTTGCTATGTCATTATAACTAACAGTTAAATTAGAATGATCAGCATGGTCTAAGAGAGCTGCCGCTAAATCTTGAACCTCTTCGCCATCTAGAAAGTTTAGCTCTAGCTGTTTTACTTTATAATCAAGAGAAGCTGGGTCGGTAGAGTTGTTAACACCAACTTTTGTCTCAAGGGCTTCAATGGCATCATTTGCATTAGCGTGTTGGGCAGCATGGGATACGGTTTGTACTGAATCCGTAGATTGCGGATTTACAAAGTCATCCTTGGAGGTTGGAAATGAGGTTGCCATATATTATATTATACCCCCTGATTAGTTATAGTTCTTGCGGTTCCAATACTTCTTTTTGTAGTAGCCGTCAGAACCTTTTGAGTGGCTTTTAATGTCAACCGTATAACGAGCTTCAAGTATTTTACTAATTTTCATAACCCAAGAATCTCTTTTGTATGGGAGCAGTTGAGCTATTGGAGTTCCTTTTGGAATAACCCCTTCAAAATCTTCTTTTAAAAAAAACGGAATATTACCAGATGGAACCCAACCATCGCTATCAATAACTCCCGACAGTGTTGTAAATGGTAGATCAAGTCTATTAAAAGGATGTGTTACAAGTACAGAATATCCTCTTGGAACCTTCCACCCCCACTTTCCGCTCCAAACAAAATGATTTTGCATATGTCCAGGTGGCCTTGGTATAGTAGATCCACTTGAACCTTTTCTTTCATTTACCAGTCTGCTAAAAATTTGATTATCTTTAAGGGCATGGTTATGCAAAGTTCTTTTTTTATTAGGCTCAAAAGAACCATCTTGTTTTATTTTTCCATCTTCAATAACAACAAAGCCATCTTCTCTTGATATTTTTAAATCATCAATAGTTGTTAAGGCGTAGCCAGTCAGCATTACATCAAGAAATGGTACACATGTTTTTAATCCTGCAGACTTTTTATCATCATATACTTCTCCATCTTTATACCATTGAGGTATATGATTTTTCATGGGAGAGGGCTCAAGCATGTCTACCATATCTGGATAGGCTACGAATTTAATTTTTTTCATTTATCCTCTTATGCTGGTGGTGTAAATGTTGTTCCGTCGTATGCCCAGTCGGTGCCTATTGCTACTTGTGAAATAAGCTCACCTTCTACACGATCTGGAAATGTTATATCTGTAATGTCAACAATTGTTGGATTACTCAAAATAATAGCCCACATTCTTTCGTCTGTAGCTAAAGTCTGAACAACTTTACCATCAATAACATAAGCTAGTTTTTTAATGTTTTCTGCTGGCATTGCAACAGGAACATTTTGTGTGGCTAGCCACTCTTCATATACTGTCATATTATTTCCTCCTCTATCTTTGTTTGTCCCCATTTTCCAATAGGGCATTCTGCATTTGGTAACTTTGTTTTTGCCGTCATAAGGCAACCACATTTTTTGCACTGGCTAGTAGTTTTTATAAAAAAAGTACAACCTTTACAAATCTCAAGTCTTTGTTCTGCCGTTAATGTATCTACACGTCCTATTTTTTTATTATATAGGTCCCATGGCCTAGCTGGCCTTTCAAACGGATCAACCATTTTTATTCCATTCCTCTAGTGGCACTGGCTCTATTTCTTTAATTTCAAAGAAATCTTTTTCGTCTTCATTATATATCCAATTTTTTGAATTTAAATCTAATTTATTTTTTTGCTCATGATTAATTTCAATAAAAATTGGTCCCATTTTAAGCAAATTACCAAACTTTGGGTTTGTTGTCATAATGTCTTCTACTATCATAGATGTTGGGTCTAATATGGCAAGGTGCATTCCTAGCTTAGACTGATCTGGAATAAACTCATGATCTTTTGGAACCTTATACCCTATTTTTAAATTGTTTCTTAAATACTTATTGGCATGTGTTTTTATATATACACTAACATCTCTAAAATAGTCTTTAAGGCTTTGAATAAAGCTAAGTTTGTTATTCATTTAATTTACCCTAAATTCATCTATTGTATATCCTTGGCTTGCATTTGAAGCTCTTGAAATTATACCATGGTCTTTTGACTTTTGTCCAGTATTTACGGCAGTTAGATTTGATCCTATCTGTGAAGAATAATTAGTATCTGAATAGGCTTGCGCTGTAACATTATTGCCATCCGTAGTAACTTTAATTCCAGCAATCTGCGAAGATGAATTGCTTGTTGAGGACATAACTGTTTCTGATCCATTTTCTTTTTTAATTAATTCTATTTTGTGCTGATCTGCACAGTTGCAATTATATGTATAAGATGAGGCACATCCACATGCTGCGCTAGGTCCATAGGAATACCCATTACAGTACTGGCACTGATTGTATGCTCCACATACTGTACAAGAAGTATATCCTGTACAAGTAAATTGCTCTGAATATCCTGAACAAACTTGGCACTGCCCATATGTGCTACATTGTTGGCAGCTACCATAAACTGCACAATATGAGCCAGAGCACTCGCTGTAAGATGAGCATACTGTGCAAGTTCCATAGGAGAAACATAGCGTCTGTGAACAAAATTGTGGTTGACCGCAAACGACTCCGCCTTTGTATGAATTATAAACATATGCGGCACAGCAAAAATTACCATAGAATGTATAGTACTCTGTACAACAACTAGTTGTCGTATAGGCAGTGCAGCATGTATAGTAAAATGGAACATTTACTACGCAGCACTCATAAGTTGAATAAGCTGTGCAACATGTTGTTGTTGAATATGATGAGCACACAGTAACATATCCGTATGTATTACAGCATTGTGTTTGTGTATAAGAAGCGCATCCGCAGCTTGAGTCTGATCCATATGCATATGAACTACAATAAGAACAACTATTATATTGCCCACAAGCAGAACATGTTTGACAAATATTTGTTGTATTTTTTACTACTGCCCAATAATTTCCAGAGTCTGTAATCCAAAAAGCTGGACCTACTCCAGATGCTGGATTTTTTGCTTTAATAACTGCATTTGTAGATGAAAATGTTGTTGAAATTAATGAACCAATTGCAACTGAAGTTCCTTTTCCTGCAGCAATAGTCCAGCCAGAGATAACCTGTTTCCATTTGGCAGATGTTGTTCCTGCATTTACAAGAGTCAGTCTGCTAAAATCTTCTACAAGTGAAAGCAAGGCTTTTAGTCTTGAGACGGATGCACTATGTCTTCTTCTGGGTCCTCTTGGCATTATGCAGTTGTATCTCCTGTAACTAGCCAGGAATTAGCTGACCTCTTTTCAAGCATAATAGTACTCCATTGAACTCTTGATTTAAACTGAGCGTCTGTTCCATTCATGGTTACTGCCGCATCTTTTGTAATTGTAACTTGGCCTGTTCCTACTTGTCTTACTTCAACCATTGATCCAACTGGCCAGCCAGCATCTTGTGTGTCATTTGGAATTGTAATTGTTGTAGCTACGCTACATTCTATTAGCTTATTTTTGTCTGTTGAGGAGTTAATTGTTCTTGTTAGCTGAGGCTCTGCTATATAAGAAATTAAAGCTTTTGTATTATCTGAAGTATTGTCAACATTTGCTAATCCAACATCGCCTTTAACTAATCCTGAAGGCTGATTAATAATTGGAGAGTTTAATGTTTTGTTAGTAAGCTCTTCTGTACCCGATAGAGTTACAAAATCTGCATCTGTTATGGCAGCATTAAATTGTGCTTTAGTGCCAGTTAGAGTGTTTGAAGTTAAATCTATGGTTTTATTAGAAAGAGTATCTGTGCTTGAGGCAGTTATTTTTGTGCCTAAAGCTGTTGTTACTGTTGCGGCATATGAGGCATCGTCATTTATTGCTGCTGCTAATTCGTTTAATGTGTTTAAAGCGTCAGGTGCTGTATCAACAAGATTTGATATTGCTGTGCTAATTGCGGTATTTCTATTTGTTACTTCGGCGCTTATAGCTGATGAGATTTCTGTATCTCTTGCAATTGAAGCAGGTATTTGTGACTCTGGAACAAAACCATCTGAGTCTAGTTCTGCCACTCCATCAACCTGTCCCAATAAACTTAATGGAATATAAGTTGTTGCAGATGTACTGCTTAGTCCAGATACGGCGGTATCTACGTATGTCTTGTTAGCAATAGTATTGTCAACAGCTATTGTTAATGTATTTGCAGAATCATTATAGCTTTTTGTAATTCCTGTTCCTGCAGTAATTGCTTCTTCTACAAAATCTTGAGCAAGCTCTTTTAGTTCACTTGGGATAACATTTAAATAAGGCAGCACATTCCATCTAGAGGTTTCATTTGAAGCAATTCCAACCTTAAACCTATTTACTGTTATATCAAAGCCAAATTCTCCAACTTGTAATATTGGATTATTGGTTGACCAGTTAGTAGAGGTGTCTCTTCTTACTTGTAATCTAATTGCCATGATGTCTCCTAGTGTAAGGTATATATAGATTATACCCTAGTCTTGTCTATTAAAAGGTTATTGTTGAAATAGGTGTTCGTCGTAAATAGTAGCTTCTGATATGCTAGCTGGTGGTTCATATTCACCGCTTTCATTCTTTGTCCACATTGGCTTTACTTCTGAACTAATAATATCTCCCGTAACGTCTGATGAAAATACTGTTGAATTTATTCTAAGGACTTTATTTCCCAGCATTTCTTCTACAAAATATACAAGGGACGCTTCTTCCCATTGACCGTCAACATATTTTTTTGCCATTAACGTTTCTGGGTCAACAGAGTCTTCTACTGGAATAGAATTTGCAACAAAATTTGATGAATTTACATATGCAAAAGCTACCCCGTCTTTTAGTTGTATCCAATTAGTCATTTTTTTCTCCTTTTAGTAATATTCTACTACTTGCCATCGACAAGCACCTGTTGCTGTCAATGTTGTTGAATTTGTCAAACTTACTCCATACTCTGCTGATGTTAAAGAGGTAGATCCACCAGAGAGACTTCGTGTTCCTATAAAATTTGGAAAAGAACCCCCGCCCATTGCTCCATTAGCTGCTGTAGCTACAGAGCCCCCTGAAGGCGTTAATGTACCACTTTCTGAACTATTTGTTGCTACGGTTCCAGCTGATCCTGTTGAAAATGATGTAACAAAAGACTTTAAAGTGTTTACAGATGAAATTGTTATTGCTCCTGATGAAGCTGTTGTGCCACGCTGAATAGATTTAATTGCTGAAGAAACTGTTGGGTAAGATTTAATTGTCATTATGAATACTCAACTACTTCCCACCGACAGGCTCCAGTAACCGATATTGTTGTAGAGTTAACTATATATGCACCGTACTCTTGAGTTGTAACAGATGTACTTCCTCCACTAAATGATCTTGTTCCAGAATAGTTTGCAAATGTTCCTCCTCCAGCAACTGCTCCACCACCACCACCTGGACCAACAACGCTTCCTCCAGACGGGCTTAAAGTGCCAGACTCATTTCCTGTAATCTGAGCGGACCCAGCGGATGAGGTTGAAAATGATCTAATAAAAGATTTATTAATATCTATAGATGTAATTGTTATATTGCCTGCGCTAGCGGACGAACCTCTTTGAATAGATTTAATTACGGAAATAGTTTCTGGAAATAAAGATGTTGCCATTATAAATACTCCACAACTTGCCAAATACAAGCCCCTGTTACAGTTATTGTTGTTGAGTTTACTAGATACGCACCATATTTAGCAACTGCTAAAGATGTTGTACCTCCAGAAAGACTTCGTGTTCCAGAATAAGTTGGAAAAGATCCAGACTGATTCCAATTTCCGCCTGGTGCTCCTACTGCTCCTCCGCTTGGAGTATATGTTCCACTTGTATTAGCTGACCCAGCAACTGTTCCTGCTGCACCGTTTGAAAAAGATGTAGCAAATGCTTTATTTATATTAACTGATGAAATAGTAATATTTCCTGCAGATGCGGCGGTTCCTCTTTGAATGGATTTGATTGGTGAAGAAACTGATGGATATATTCTAGATCCCATTATGCATACTCCACAACTTCCCACCGACATGCTCCAGTTAAAGTTATTGTGGTGGAGTTTAATAGAAATGCTCCGTAAGCAGAAGAGACTAAAGAAGTTGTGCCGCCGCTAAATCCTCTGGTGCCAACTAAATTTGGCCAGCTTCCGCTTCCTGGATTAAAAGATTGAGAGTATTGACCAAAATTACCACCTTGCGGAGTATATGTGCCAGATGTGTTGCTGTTAGTTGCAATTGAACCTGCTGATCCAGTTGAAAATGAATTTATAAATGATTTAGATATATCAATTTGCGATATAGTTACGTTTCCAGCAGAGGCAGATGAGCCTCTTTGAACGGATTTAATAATTGAAGCTGTTGCTGGAAATGTGCTATATGCCATATTAAGATATTTCGACTCCGCTTAAATGTGCGGTTAACGCTGAGTTAGCGGATGCCCATCCTATTACTGTTTGTGTGCCAGAGCCACCAAGAACTTGCTTGAGGTCAAATGATGCAATGCTATTTGCGGGAACAGATACCGATGTGGCAAATGCTACCTGTGTGCCAGATCCATCTGGAAGTGTTAAATTAAATGATGCTGCAGCGCCAGAAATATTACTTATAATAATGTTTGTAAGAACTGTTGTTGTTGCAGAAGGCACTGTATATAAAACAGTTGTATTTGTAGTATTTAATGTTGTTCTTGCTAGTAACTTTGATATTGTTGCCATATTTTTTCTCCTATTAGTTAGAGATAATATTTTTTAATATTATATCTTTTTACCATGCTTCCATGATATTCATTAGATTTGGTCCTTCTACATCTAAAGCTGACCACGACGCAGAAGTTCCATTAGTTTTTAAATATTTACCCTCATTGCCTGTTTGAGTAGGTAAAGCGTCTACTGTAGCCCAGGATTCTACTGTGCCATCTGTAGTTAAAAATTTACCGCTATTTAGTGTTTGAGTTGGCAAAGTATATTGTGCAACTGTAGCCCAAGACTTAGAAGATCCATCTGTGGTTAAAAATTTACCAGAATTTCCAGTTTGCGAAGGAAGAGATGGCTCTTTAGTTCCTAATGCTGTAGTAATTGTTGAAGCAAATGAAGCATCGTCATTAATTGCAGCTGCTAGTTCATTTAATGTGTTTAGTGTTTCTGGGGCGGCGTCTAATATGTTTGAAACTGCTGTTGCTACATAAGATTCTGTTGCAAAATCTCCATCTGTTAATGCGGCATTAAATTCAGCCAAGGTCCCGCTGAGTGTGTTTCCTCCTACTGTTATATTGAATCTTGTTCCGCCTGCATTTGTTACTAAACCAGACACATATCCAATTCCAGAGTTTGCTATTGATATTACACCGAGTGAGCTAATATTTATTCTTCCGCCTCTATCTAGACCTGCTTGATAGATTGGTATATTGTTTTGTCCAGCCAAGCCTTCTATGTTATCTACTCCATAAATTGATGTAATGCCTGTTCCAAGGCCAATTGTTTTGTTTGTTAAAGTTTGAGCAACTGTATTTCTTGTAACTTCTGGTGGAATTTGAGAATCTGGAATTAAAGCATTTGAATCAAGTTCTGCAACACCATCTATTTGCCCCATTAAACTTAAAGGGATATAAACCTGAGTGCTTGCACTTTGCAATCCTGATATTGCTGTGTCAACATATGTTTTATCTGCAATATCACTGTTAACAGCAATAGTAATTGTATTTGCTGTATCGTTATAAGTTTTAGTAATACCTGTACCCGCCGTAATTGCTAAATCTACTGCGTCTTGAGCAAGCTCAGTTAGTTCAGATGGTAGGACATTTATAAATGGAAGCGCTGGCCATAGGGAAGAGCCATTTCCAACTTTAATTTTATTTAAAGTTTTATCAATTCCAATTTCACCATCTTTTAATATGTAGGTAGCAGAAGCCCATTGAGTAGAAGTTCCTCTTTTATGCTTGACTATACTGGTTGTCATAGTGCACCTGCATCAATATCTTTTGTCTCATCATATTGAGATTGTGAAGTTCCGCCGTCAAATATAGTTAAGGTTGGGTTATAATTACCTGCATACACAGTATGAATATCTCCATCGTATGTGTGTATATGATTTTCTAATAAGTATTGTGGTCCGCTTGAACCAACTGCAATCCATGCCGCTCCAGAATAAACTCTGAGTTCTTCGGCTACTGTATTATAATATATATCTCCAACTCTACCTACTGCTGGATCTGATGATAATTCTGCGGCATTAAGGGGAACTAATCTTTTTACAGACATTTAAATCTCCTTAACCAGTAATTACGACTCTATATGCTCCACTTGCTGGTGCTGTTGCAAATCTTAATGTAATAGTATTTAATCCTGTACGCTCTACATCTGTTTCAACTAAAGCTTTTGCTCCAGATGTCTCAAACACGTTAACTGTTACATCTTCTGTTCCTAAATTGTGAGTTACAATTAAAGCAACTAATGAATCAGGGTTAGCAAGATCTGCTGCATACTTTCTTGTAATTGCATGATAGTTAGCGCCATCATTTGTTAATGTCCACTTGTCAGATGTTTCATTCCAAAGAATTTCAACGTCTGCCGAATCTCCACGCTCTACACGAATTCCAGCATCTGTGGTTGGAGCTCCAGTAAAGTCGGTATTAAGATTAATCTTATTATCAACAATGTTTACCTGTGTAGTATTAACTGAGTTAATTGTTCCAGTTACATTAAGGTTTCCGCCAACATTTAAGTTGTTGGTAATTGTTACATCATCTGGCAAACCAATTGTTACAGAGCTACCTTCTCCTGATGTAGGAGATACGGTTACTTCATTTGCTGTCCCTTGAATATTAGCAACATAATCACCAGTTGTCTGTGTTCCAAGGTTTACATTCTTAACACTTACTGCACCGTCTGTTACGGTAAAATCTGCTGTTGCAAAAGAAGCAACACCACGATTTGTAGTTGTTGCAATTTCTGCATCTACTGTTAAAGTTCCTGCTGTATCATCGTATGTTACATCAATGCCTTCGCCTGCAACAATTTGTGAAGATACAATATCTTGTACACGCTCAGCATTTAATGTTACTGCGCCTTGTGTTACTGTAAAGTCTGTGGCATCAAAACTTGCAACACCTTTATTTGTAGAAGTTGCATCTTCTGCTGATACTGTAATTGTGTTATCTGTTACAAGAACATCAATTCCTTCTCCGCCATTAACCTCTAATGTTTCTGTTAATAAATTTATTGAAGTTGAATCTGCACCATCGCCTGATACTGTTAATGTTGTTGCAACATCTACTGTGCCAGCTGCTGTCAAACGACCTTGTGCATCTACTGTAAAAGTAGGAATTTGTGTTTGTGATCCATATGAACCAGCTGTTACTGCTGTGTTATCAAGATCAATTGTTACTGTTCCAGCGGAATCGCTGTATGTTGATGTTAAACCAACTCCGCCGACGATTGCGCTACCAAGTATGTCTTGAATAACTTCTTGGGAGCCAGACATTGGCATCCATGGACCGTTAGGAGAGGCAAGTCCATTGTAGTAGTACATTGTATTATTTGATGAGTCATAATAAATCTGACCTAGTACTGGGCTTGATGGTGCTGAAGCTAAATTCTGAATTCTTGCATTGAGCAACTCATTCTTGTTGAGGTCAATGTTGGTTACAAATAATCTTGCCATGTTTTACTCTCCTTTAGGACAGGTACGCTGTCCCTGAAAATGGTTGTGCCATCGTCAGTGTTATTTGGTTAATACTATTATAGTCTATTCCCGTTTCTAATATGTCGCCTGCGCTGTTTTTGATAGTAACGTTTGGGTTGTATCCTAGATTATGGGTTATTTGAAGCGAATACACTCCTCCGACTGGTCCTGTGATTTGATTAATGTTCCATGGGTAGGTTAGAGTTCCAGTACTTAGTAGATAATTTGGAGAACCTTCCCAGGTAAGATCGTTTGTCTTTGGTCCATAAAATCTTGTTGTTACCTTATCGTAATAAAAATCGCCTTCAAGTCCTATATTATTAGATGGGGCACCATTTCCATTTAGAATGGTTTTTCCTCTAGGGCCTTGGGGGCCAGATGTTGAAATGACTACATCATTTTTGATCTCTGTTACTATTACTCTTTCTACGCTCATATTGTCACCGACCTACTTAGAGTTATATAGCCTTCAAGAAGCTTTGTTCTATTTCCATTTGAATCTGTTACCATAATGTCGTAAGAAGATTTTGGATAAAAAAGACTATTTGTTTGCGCTGCGTTCATGGTTATTGTTAGTTTGCCTGCTGGCTGATCTATAACTATTCCGCTAGTTGGTGAAGATAGGGTAAATGCTAATTTGGATCCGCCTTTTGTATCACGAACTTGCATTTTGGCTGAAGCAGAAGTTAGCGCAATTGGAAGTCCACTATCGTCTTTATATTCGACAATAAATGAAAATGTAGTGTTTTGGTCAATTTCAAAATTTTTCTGCGCTGACATAATATCTCCTAAAATAGGAAAACTCCTGTACTTATTTTAGCACAGGAGCGTCCCTAATTCGTTATTAAATTTTACTTTGGAGCCTTAAAACCAAACTCTTGGTTGCTTGGGCTTAGAGCCTTAAGGATTACTGGTGCAACTGCTGCTACTCCACCTAGAAGAAGGTCTCTTGGGTTTGTATTGCCAGTCATGTACAAAGCGATTGCTGCTGAAAGAAATGCACGAGCATATGTTCCAAGAGCTGCTAAGATCTGTTCTGTCATTGTTACCTTTCCATCTTTGTTTAAATCCAACTTGTTGAATTTAGCCATTTTATCATCTCCATTTTGGGCGGTGTGCCCAGAATTTTGGGGAATATCCCCAATACTATAATTCTACCATACTAGGCAGATATGTCTACTATCTCGCAATTTCCATCTGATGTACATGCAAGAGTAGCATTTGTTGAAGTTCCGTCTTCTGTTTCATAGAATGACAAATCTTCCCAGCGAATGTCTTTAGGCATTTTTGCAACAAGTGCATCATATTCGGCCTTGTCAACTTCCTGATATGGGGCCTGCTTATAAGTGTGATCTGAGTGAGGAAGGAATGAAATTCCAGATACCTCATCAAAATGCTTATACACCCAAGCTCCGACTTCCATCCACTCTTCTTCTTTTACAGATACAGTAATTGATGGCTTGTGCTCACACCATGCACGTTGATAAACTAACCAAGTGTTAAGGTGGTCTAGCGCTGTTAAATCATTTCTAACGATTGCACCTTCTGGTGCTTTAACTGGAAATGAAAATACGTATGTGTCATTTGGTTTCATTACATCATCTTCTACTGGAATTCCAACTTCCTTTAAAAATGTAGAGATTGGATCTCCTTTTGAACCACGAACTGTACGAATATAATACGGTGAATGCCAAGGATGCATTCCTGAAGATACCCCGACCAATTGGGAAACTGTACCTGAAGGCTTTACGCATGTAATAGCTGCAGACTCAGGAATCCCAATTTTCCCAGCCTCTTCTTTATTCATTTCTCTTGCGTACTCACGAAGTCCAGCTAGTGTTGTTTCAAGCTTATCTAGCCCTTGCTTTCCAGAAAAGAACTTATGTCCAAATTGTCCAGTTAATGAAACTCCAAGCAGGCGTTCTTCTTCTGTATTATCTTTCCAAATTTTTCTTAAATACTTAAAGTCTGTTAATGTTGATTGCCATGTTCCCAAAATTGTAGCCAAGCGAACTTTATTTGAAACATCTTCAACTGTATCCTTTTCACGTAATACGACTTCTGAAAGATTACAAAACTGGTAAGGACGTAAAATAATCTCTGAGCATGGGTTAGTTCCGTAGTGAATATCTGGATCTCTTCTTCCATACTTGGCTGCTTGGGCTTGAGCTGCGGCCACATTGTATATACCTCGTTCTCCTGATTTTGAGTCATAAAGATTTTTCCATTCTGCTATAAATTGTTCCATCTCTGGCTTGCGTGAATAAGCAACAGAGTTATTAGAAAGTGCACGTTGAGTGTTGTTTTCCCACCAATTACCAGATTTTGCTGCAGCCATCTCAATATCATTAATATTAGAAAGAGAAATCATTGCTGAGCGTCTTACTCCACCAACTACTACAACTTCTCCAATCTTGCACATAATGTCGTGTGCCTCAATTGGCTTAAGTTGACGGCCTGCTGCATTTTTAAATTTTGCAATTGTAAAATCAAAAAGGTTTACAAGTGGTTGTGGTCCTGATGAACGTCCACCCATTGTTTTAAGACGTGCACCTGCAGGACGGACCTTGGAAACATCAATAGCTGGAATGTGTCCAGTCCAGAGCAATGCTAATAACTCACGGTATGCTTTTGCCCAGCCTTGCTTTGAATCTTCTACAACAATTACTGTATCTGACTTCTCAAATGAATCTGGGACGGCAGGAAGTTTATTAACATACTTATATTCAACAGAGAATCCTACGCCTGTTCCACACATAAGAATATACATGGTTTCGTCAAATGAACGTGGAGAGTCTACTGGAACAAATGAACAGTTATATCCTGCTACATTGTCTCTTTCTAATGCTGCTCCAGATGTCATTACAGAGCGCATAGACGGCATTACATTTCTTTGGAATACACCGTCTTTTAATTCCGCTACAAGCTTCTCATCTGGAATATAATTATGATTTTCTTTTAAATGATTTAACATAAAAGCAAAGTATCTATCAACTGTTTCGCCCCATGTTTCACGTCTATTCTCTTCTGGAATCCATCTTGCATATCGAGATAACGCAATAAAATTTTCATATGGGTTAGCAATAGTCTTTGACATTTATAATACCTTTTTCTCCGCCCTGCGGTTTAATTTATTTTGAGTGAAGATCCTATTCTACCAAACAAGTGTTTATAGGGGAAGGGGTTAAGAAAACTTTTTAGATAAACGATCAAATGCATTCTTAGTCAACTGGTCCCAGTTATATTCTTTATGTATAGAATTAGCTTGTGCAAAATAATAACCAGAATATGCTTTAAAATTAATTACTGCTTCATACATTTGATCTTCTAAATGTTTTGGATCTGGCTTAAACATTTTTCCAATGTAATCGTCTCCTACAGATTTTGGTAAAGTCTCACCTGTAAGTTTAGATTTTAATTTAAGCGGTCCTAAATATTTTTCATAATGGCACCAGTCATACGTTGATATTACTGGCATGCCTGTAGCAAGTCCTTGAAGAGGTATAAACCCAAAACCTTCTCCCCAGGTTGGGTATAACAAAATGTGGTGGCTGTGATATAAACTTAAGAGTTGTTCTTCTGGATACTCATCTGTTATTATTTTAATATTTGAATAAATTGCATCTGGTGTTACAAATTCATTATTTTTGTTATACATTCTAGTAGTGTTTGAATTATGACATTTTAATGTAAGTTGATAATCTGGATTATTTCCAAAAAGTTTTGCAAAAGTTTCTACTGCTAGCTGTCCGTCTTTTCTAGGTGACGGCTCTCCTATGTGTAAAAATTTTATTGGCTGCCCTTCATTAACAACTCTACGCTTAGGAACCCAAAAATCTTCAATACCGTGTGGATAAACATATATTGGCTTTGTTATTCCATTATCTTTAAATACTTTAGCACACCAATCTGAAGTTGTCCAAACTTCGTCACAATGATTAAATCTTTCAACCCAGTCTGGGCGCATAGAAGTAGATTCCCATGGAGTATAACCTATTTGGTATTGCCCCTTATGCATTTTAAAATGTTGAGGTTGTGTAAAATTAATTTGTATATCTGCTTTTGGATTTGCATATGTAACAAAATATCCTAAATTATTTAAAGACTTAACTATATTTTTCCCAGCGTAACCAAAGCCAACAGCTGGGTTTAACCCTGCTTTAATCGTATAATAAGATATATTCATGTTTTCTTTCTGGTTGACTGGCTTGACAGGCTTACATAATCAATGTTATGATTATAGTTCGTTATCTCTAGAGGAGGAAATGCCAATGGAGAAAATAAAACAACAGGTAAGTGATTTGGCTCATAACTTGGTCACAATTGTAATGATAACATTATTTTTGTTTCCTGTACAGCCTGCAAATGCCTTAGTAGTAAAACCTTTAGTGAAAACTGAAGCCCAATTAAAGCAAGAAGTCTTAGATAGTTTTAGTAAAGAGATTTACAAGCCATCTGAGATGCTTACAGATCAAGAGTTGTTAACACTTCTTAAGACTGTAGGATTCGAAGGATCGGGCCTTAAAAAAGCTTGGTCAATAGCAAAGCGTGAATCTAACGGAAGACCGCTTGCATATAACGGGAACAAGAATACTGGAGACAATTCTTACGGAATATTCCAGATAAACATGATCGGAAACTTAGGTCCTGAAAGACTTGAGAAATTCGACCTAAAGAGTAACAAAGAGTTATTCGACCCAGTAACAAACGCAGAGATAACGTATTATATGACCAATGGCGGTATAGATTGGTCAGCTTGGAAGGGTATGACCCCAAAAGCGCAGGAATGGCTATTGCAATTCCCGACTGATCAGAAAAAGTAGGTCAAATGCAGATACAATATGTATCTAAGTACATAGCCTTATCAGAAGAGGGCCTTGTTCCTAGACTTGAATGTCCGATGGATCAAGGCTCTCTCCTATGTAATCAAGACTTAGAGGATAATATTTATTTATATTGCCTATCTTGTGAATATAAAAACAATATAGGTTTAGAGGTATATCGAAGAATAGTAAATGAGGTAAACAATGTCTGAATGTAAATGTGGAAACTGTAATTGTGGTCAAGGATTACAAATTACAACAGAAAGTGCGTCGGCGGCAGAAGAGATACAATATGAGTCTTCTGGATTTAATACATACGAATGGAAGATGCCTGTAATCTTCCCTAATACAGATGGAGGTATAAATAAAAATGGATGAATCACAATTGCCTGATGGTGCAATAATTAAAGATGCTGGAACTATTGAAGATAATCTTCCAATGGTCACATACATAATGCTACATAGAATTTATGACCTTTTGTCTTTAATTGCTGATAAAGTTGTCGGTGGAGAAGAAGTATCAAAGATGGTTGGCTACCATGAAAAGGGATTCTTGCTTGGACCTGAACCTGCATATACACCAATTGAGGTAAAGGATGAAATTGATGGCCTATAGTCAAGAACAAATGGATTTTGCCCATAAAGTCGTTGTTAGACTTATGGAAATTTTAAAGGTATGTCCTAATGTTGATGACAAGTATCGTTGCCACACCCCTACACAAAAACCACATCAGAGGTGTGTAGACTTAATGGTACTTCTTGCTGAAATAACAAACCTGCCTGAATATCTTGTGTATCTTGGAAACAATGAAGAGACTAAAGTAGATCCATATGGATGGATTCTTGCTTATCCTCCAGCTGAAGCAATTGTTCAAGGTGAATTAAATAATGATACAAAAGTAGTTGACTTAGAATAAAACATATTCTACAATAAAGATGTGTAGGTTAGAGACACCACCATGTCTCCCTATATAATGTGTAGCAATACACTAGAAAAGCCCATTCGGATCCGCCTCTGAATGGGATTTTTTCTTTTATAAATATATAATACATATAATACGGACAATATAGACATATAGTGCAAAAAGTGCGAAAAAAGTGCGCCGAAAATAGAAGCCTCATATAGGGATATGCGATCATTTAAGAAATATGCCGTATAAGCCCTCTATGAGGGTTTTAAAGCCCTAACGGGTCATATTTGGTATCTCCGATACAATAGCCCTTAAAAGGGCGGGAGAAAAAAGCTAGGGATTTTCTTATATAGCCAGAATAACCAGAGAATAATATATTGCCAAGATAGATAGTAATGACCAGATGAATATCTTAGAACTGTTCATTGTCTATATCTTCATTTAGGTCAAAATCAAAGATATCTTGATTTCCCGCCCAATTTAAAAATTTAGACATAGCAAGACCTGAAAAGACTGCTGTCGCAGTTAACATAATTAAAGCCCAGATTTTTTTCATTTGATGTCTTTCCAAAATGCTATTAACAGAACCAATATAGGTCCAAATATAACTGTTGCTTGGATCCAGTTCACATTAATCCTAGTTGACTAGTATTATTGATTAAGTCCAGCTGCTGCATCTCTTGCTTCTTTGGTATGTGCATAATCACCAGAGCATACAATGCAGTATTGAGACAATAGACCTTCTGAGTCCATTGTTACTCCCCATTTGTCTTGATCACAATCAGGACACTTAGGTAAATTCGTTGATATGTTATTCATATTGTTATTATACCACCTTTCAAGTAGGGATACTGGGATTTGAACCCAGAGTCGTTTGTATATAAGACAAATGCTTTAACCAGATTAAGCTATATCCCCTAGGGACTAGCGTATTCGGTTCCCGCCCTGTCTTATAAACATATTAATCCTAGTCGACTACAATATCTGTAGAGTTAGTTAAAGTTTTCTCAATAGATAATTGAGATGCTTGGCCTTGATCAATTTTACCCAAAGCTTCTTCTTCTGTTTCTGCAATTACCGCCACTTTTACATTTATTTCGTATACATACAATTTTGATGACATATTAATCCTAGTCGACTGCTTTTATAGATTTTATTAAATGTTAATAAAATTTTTTTTCTGAAATATTAGCAATCAACGTGCATTACTAATTTGTGTTTTACATGCCAGAGGATTGGTGCATTCTTTGCGATCCATTCTTTGCATGCTGCACACTTTACTGGATATATAGCTTTTAAAGGCTTCCAGTCATCCTGTATTGGTAATTTCATTCCTCTTGCTACATTAACCTTACGATTTGTAGTCTCGTGTTTGAATCTTGCCATTCCGCCAAACTTTCTATCCGCCAGGACTGCCTGAAGGCAGTCAGTCCAATCACAATAAATAAAAGATATAGTATTTAGTGGATAACTTCCAGAATTTAAGCATACAACCCCTATACCCCTTTTATAGAAAAAGAGAACCCCGAAATGGTCAGTGTATAAATCCGCCATTCATCGGTTGAACCATAAGGCCGTAGCTTTTATCTGAAAGATATTGTAAAATACAACTTCCGTCATCATCGCACTTGGAGTTTAACCCCTTGATATTATCTCCGAAAACTGTCCAAGGGATCCAGTATAACATTTGATATTTTCGAAAGTCAATAGTTTTTGAAATTTGACAAAATGTTAATAATTTTTTAATTTGTACGATACACACCTTTGGGGATGTCCGATTTGTCCGATAGTGCGCCCATAAATAGGCTAAATGTGATGTAAAACACTAATTACTTTTCTAAAATGTCCGATTTGACCGAGTTGCGACTTGATAAATGTCAGACCCCCCTGCTAGAGTTATACTATAAAGAAAATCAAGAAAGGTTCTTGATAAAGAAAGGAAAACAAAATGTTTTCACTAAGTTATAAAGTCCAATACTCGGACACCGAGTTCTCTACTTGTCTAGGTGTTCTAATGAATACCGAACAAGATGCTAATGAGTATCTTGACCTACTAGCCCTAAGAGGCACTATCTTAGAAACTAATCTAAGAGAGTTAGAAAATTACAAGCCTAGCACTCGCAAGGTTTATGCTACTACTAGAAGTTGGGAGTAATACTAATGAACGATTACTATGATGACATCTATCTAGACATCTATCTAGAGTTTGGTGCGGATAGCGTATCCGACCCCGTCTATGCTGAGCAATTAGCAAAAGATAAGGGTGTGAGGTAACTCACACCGACACACCTAGCCCTATGCTAGGTAATGTCAGCCCAATAGGCTACAATTTCTACTATAACTACTAACGAAAGAAGAACAGATAATGACTATCACTTACTCAATTTGGCAAGGCTCTCGCCTACTATCTATTGACAATGTAGCCCACGAAATAAAGGCTATTGACCACCTAATCGCAACACTAAACGCTAGCGAATTAGGTAAGAAAACTAAGTTTTCTGCTAATGTAATGACTATCAAGACAGGAGATAATAAGTAATGATGACTAAATGGGATACTATCCAAGCAGATGTAAGCGACGCTTATGTTTATCTTGATGAAGAAGAAATGTATAACAAGGCACTAGAAGAAGGTGCTATTGACCTACTAGATGTTGATGATTTTGATGAAGATGAATTAAGCAAATCACTTACACTAGATTGGAATGACTAATGATTACAGATGGACTAGAGTTATACATAACTACCGACTACGGAATAGAGTTAGATAGTTTTCTAGGGGCTATCTACCTACCTTGGCACACTATCGCTATTGCTACCGCCCTACTAATTGCCTACAAGATTTACAAGAGAAAGAAGAATAAGTAATGACTACTAATCGCCTACTAACTACCGCCGTCCAATTACTACTAGCGGGCGTAACTATTCCGCTACTAATTGCCGTAATAAAAGACATAAAAGAAAACGGGTTAAACTAATGAAATCACAATTAGAAAAAGATTTAGAAATAAAAGAAAGCTTTATAGATTTACTAAATGACATTTATCCAACTGTAAAAATCGGTTACTCAACTTTTACACCCGCCGAAATCTTAGAGTGTTGCGATCCCGTTGCGTTTGCGATTGGGCTAGTAGAGCACGAAGATTATTTAGCAGAATTAGAAAATGAATAAATAAAAACGGCGTGTCGGCTTGACAAAGTCGACAATGCCCGCAAGGGTGCGGCGTCGGGCGTGTCGTTACGACATTGTTATAAAATCCCTCGAATTTTGCGGCGTGTCGATTTGACAGACAATTCGGACATTTTGCGTGTGATGTTTATCACAAAGCCCACGCTCCAAATACTGAGACAAACCCTTGCCAAATTGGAAAATGTCAGTGCGTTCGTGTATAATTCCATACATAACAACAAACGAAAGAAGGTCTGCCAATGGCTACCAAACTATACACAATCGAAAGCCTACTTGTAGGAAAAAACTATCGCT